GGGGAGTCGAAGAGTGCTTTGGGGCGCGTGCTTTTATAAGATAAAGGGAAATGTTATCCTAATACGTATCCCTATAAATTTTATTTTATTGTAGGATCTTTTTCTTGCCACGTCGCTTCAGCTGTCCAGTACTCGATAGTATCTAAAGTCATCTCGTCCTGGCGAGTAAGCTTCTGCGGGTTTCTGTAAACATACCAGCCGCCTTCATGCGGCGCGAATTCCGGGGGCTCGTGGTCAAAAAACGCTTTGCGGGGCTGAGTGCTTGCCATGGGGGTATCGTATTAAGTTAGAGTGTAGTAGCGATTGATTTTCTTGATTTTTGCCGCAAACGGGATCTCGTTTTCATACTTGGTCATCTGGTCGATTATTACGTCTGATCCCGTAAAAACGACATGCTTTTGTCCATCAAGCATCACCTGAATCGTCAGGCATTTTCCGGATTTGCTTTTCTCTCCATACTTGGTGCTGGTGAATCGGCATCCGGTAATTATCAGCTCCTTGTTGAGCACGTCATCGATGCGGATCTTGTCACCATCCAGAATGTTCGGTGGCTCAGCGAAATCAGCGAATCGCTTCATAGCAAGGCACCAGGAACCTTGCGCCCTGATCGAGCGCAAGCGCAAGCGGCAATTTTCTTGATGTAAGGCGTCATGTACGCCCGGCGAAGCCCAGAACAGTCCGCATCCTTCATCCATCCGTTGTAACTCATCAAGCCGTTGACAATCTTGGTTTCCGTCATGAAACTCCACGACCGTTCGATCTTGCGGATTTTCCGCTTGAAACCGGAGGCGATTGACTTCCTGAGCATGGTGTGTGACCGGAAGAACCGGAACCCGACAACATCGATACCGCGGTCGTCGATCGGGAACACCTGCCAGTTTCCTTTCATCTTCAGGTTCAGGCGGTCATTCAGGTACTGCTCGATATCATAGCGGAGCTGGTGCAGCGCGTCCTTGCATTCACCGAAAATCACTATGTCGTCGCAGTATCGGTAGTAGTACTGGACCCGCTTCTCTTCTTTCATCCAATGGTCCAATTCGCAGAGATACAGGTTACCAAAAATCTGCGAGACGTAGTTCCCGATCGGAAGGCCCATGGTGCTATTGATGATCTCATCGAGCAGCCAAAGAAGTTCCGGATCTTTGATCTTCTTTCTGACGATCCGTTTCATGATGTCGTTGTCCACTGACGGATAAAACTTGCGTACGTCTACCTTCAAGCAGAATGCCGTCCCTTTCGGATCATCATCAAGCGCCTTCCTGATCCGTCCTGCCGCCAGATGAACGCCCCGACCAGGCATGGACTGATAAGTATCCCTGATCATGGTGCTCAACCAGATGTTTTCGACGACGTTCATAATTGCATGGTGGACAATTCTGTCCGGATAGTACGGGAGACGGTAAATTTCCCTGATCTTCTTTCCTTCCTGCCTCAAACTCACATCATACGGGCTGGTCTTGTACGTCTTCTCTCTGAGCATCTTCTGCAACGGACCAAGGTACTTTTCCGGGTTCCTGTTGATCCTCCTGACCTCGATGTAATGTGACTTATCACGCCTCGCCCTGATATGAGCCTGCCATAAGTTTTCCGGATCACAGATCTTCTTGTACAAGTTTCCGTATCGTTTCATTCTGCTTTTTTTTGCCCCATGACCTTCGTGTTACCTACCAGCCACTTGGGGCAGCTTATTGTTTCACCCAGTGGTGAGGATGCGATGCACCAAGAACACTTTTCTGTTTTGCAGCAGCTTTGCAGTGGCGCCCCTCGATATTCGAATTCGCATTCGATGAATCATTGTTCGTATTCAGATAGCAGAGCCTGGCATTCGAGCCATTGTTCGCATTGCCTCCGATTAACGGAACCTGCCAGCCTGAGGCACAGTGCATCACACCCTATAAATCCGTTTTTGTTTTTCGTTTTACGGAGCCTACGCCCCGCGCGCCCCGCGCCTCGTGCCCGATTAAAAGCAGAGGCGCCCCCCGACAGCCGAATACGCACTCGACGAATCCCTGCCCGCATTCAGAGCGCAGAGCCCGGCATACGAGCCATCGTACGCACCGCCCCCGATACACGGAACCCGCCAGCCCGAGGCATAGTTGTAGTAGTCAGTGACTTTCGTCGTCGAGCCTGCTCCGACTGATCCCGGGAGCATACTGATATTCTGCTGTAGAGCATTCTGCCACCCGCCCGATGTAGGATTTGTCGATCCATAGAGCGCATAGGCAGATGTCGGGCCTGCATTGTCCGCGAAGTTTGCAGGGTTATTACAGACGTAGTTTACACCACTATTGATATTCCAACCATCAATAAATCCCCAAATCCCTCCGAAAGGGTCTTCAATCCCGAATAAATTTACATAATCGCCAGAATTTCCACCAGACGTTGATTGTCCCGGGGCGGATATTGATTTTACTTTGCCTGTGGCCGAGATACAGTTAGTGAAGCTCCAAGTAGCGAATCTCGTGTTGCCATTTCCAAGCACACTCTGGCTGTCGAGATCGGCGTACTTTGAAACATAAAGCAACTTCATTAACGAATACAGGTTGAAGTCCATCAACTGCCAACCTGCGCCGACGTTTGCCGCCATCACCCGACCTTGCGCACGGGTAATGGCGCTGATCGGTTTCTTACCAGCAATAGAGCCAAGCTTGTCGTTGATTTTATCAAGCCAGCTATTCGTTCCGTCGCCGTCGATATACGCTCCGGCACTTACATCATACCCACATGCATTGTAGATTCCGATGTATCGATAAGGGACTTCCACGCCCGCTTTAAAAAATGCGGGGTGCAGATTAGGGGTTCTGCCGCATTTGCTTGACGAGACCTCCCACTTATGAGTATTGTTTATGTAACTGTATCCATAGTAGAGCCGCGGGATGCGGAGCATCACGTGACCTTGCGAGCCATCGAGAGATACAGAGTTATTTTGTGCGTCACGCGTGTAGTCGAGCTGGTCAAGCACTACGTCGGCAGATCCCTCAAGTCCGGGAGTGACGAGGCAGACACGGAGTGTTTCATGCACCGGTGATTTGCTTCCGATATCGGCATAGGCGTCTGAGACCTCGTTCCATTCCGCACCTTTTACGAGGGGGGTGCCTAAATTGCCGAATCGGTCAGCTCCGAACTTGCGTACGCCGCCGTACGGCCCAAACCCGAATGCTTTAATGCCGTACCCCATTACCCACGCCTCCGGGAAGCGAAGATGTAGATTGTGCCTTCGAACCCGGCCGCGTCGGCTGTAAAGAGCACCCGGTTCCGGCGTGCTGCCGGGATTTTCGGATTACTGAACAGCCGTGCCGCGCCAAGCGCTGAAAATATTGCCGGAAGAACAGCGCCTTCTTCGTCGTATGGGGCGGAATAGTTTGCATCAACCCCGCTGTTGTCGCTCTGTACCTGACCGGTCAGGGCTCCGGAAGTCCAGAGCACCTGAACAGCCGAAAACGGGCGTGCACCAAGGTCAGGGCTTGCCGCAATTTCGGCGGCGGCAAGCGTCCCTGTGCCGGTAAGAAGCAGGTCAACTTCTTCTTTGTAACCTCCTCCGGTGTCGCCGCCGACAGGATAAAGCGTTTCGGTCCATGTGATTGCCATTTTTGCTCCTTACTTTTTTTTGAATAATTTCGATTGCTCGTCGTACCACCGGTTCCACGCCCGAAGCTTTGCGCTCACTATATGGTACTGCCCGTAGTTCAAGTTGGCGTTCTGCAGTAGATCGCTCATCATGGCGCCGTCCCGCAGGGGCGTGAGTGGCGGAGGGTCCTGCAGATCAACGGGCGGCTGTGGAAACTTCGTGACGGCCGGGATTGTTATTGCGCACGCGCCGAGCGTGAGCATGAGCATTACAGCGATTCTTTTCATTTTGCCCCCCTTACGGCATCGTTGTAGAGATCGATTGCCGGTTTCGGCATCGGGCCGCAGACGTTGATCTCCGGTTTTTGCGCCTCGATCTTGCCGGAAAGCGCTGCAGTATGGCTCTGTGCGGCCGCAATTTCGGCGGCGGCGGCTTTTTGACGGTAGTATGCCAGACTGTCGCTTTCTGCCTCGAGGATATCGATCTTGTGCCGCACCGCCACCATGCGATTCTCCCACCGCGTCCGTTCGGCATGCTTGCCGTCGGCCCGACCCTTTACATAGATTCCTGAGAGGATCAGCACCACCGCGCCGGCGGTGATTGCCCATTTGTAGGGCATGAGTTTGGCTATAAGGCTAATCATGCTGGTATCCGATTTTGAGCGCCGTGAAAATGTATTTTATGAGGTAGCTGTACCCTACCTCGGCCAGCAAAAAGCTGGGGATGGCCTGCCGGAGCGTCATCCACCCGGCCTGCACAAAAAGCACTCCCGCGCCAGCGCCGATGGCGACGGTAACCCACTTTTTCCAGTCCTGCATGATGACGGCAAAGAGCGGATTTTTTGACGCCACAACCCACGCGGAAACCCGTGCAGGGATCAGCGCAGGAACGTACCGCTCGAGCGCTTTGGAAACACTGTAGACGCCAAAAACGACTACGATGATGTAGTAGGGGTCGAAAATGCTGATAATCTGCTGGATGATCTGGTCCATAAATCAACTTATAAGTTAAGTTTTCAAGAATATTTCCGGTAAGACTGTGCAAGCCGGGAGTGATAGCCGTGCTTTGCGTAGCCTGCACCGTTCCAGCGCAGGGCAATGCCTTTGAAATCGAGAGCCTTGATAGCCGCCAGCATCCCCGGCATGCTCGCCATCAACCTCAGCGCGGCGACAAGTTGGTTTTTCTCGCTCTGGCGCATGGCCTCGACAAACGCATGCACACTGGTGTACCCGCAGGCTTTGAAATGAAGCCCCAGCACCTGCAGGAGCCCCCAGCTTGCGGACTGCATAGCCGCGCCCTGGTCAACCTCTGCAGCAATACCGAGGCGCCCCCATTCGCCAGCACCGCCGATGTACCAGCTGCTCACCCATTTGGGATAAAGTATCCCTTGCGGAAGCGTAAGCGATATCTTCTGAGGGGACTTACCCGCCTTTTCGAGTTGAGCCCAGAACACGTGCCCTTCGAACAGGATGACCGGATCTCCGGTGGACAGGAATCCGCGGCCCCGGCTCTCTACCGATGTGATAGCTTTTACCATGGCAAGCTCGATACCGGCATCGCGGGACGCATCGGCAAAGTCCTGCTCAGAAAGAATTGTGCCGGGCTTGCGCGACGGAACAGGCTGGGCTATCGTCCGGCAGATATGCTTTACCGCATCGGCGGTTTTTTGCCCGTACCAGCCGTCTACCGGACCGGAATCGAGGCCAAGCGTAATGGCGTAGTCCTGCACGAACATGATTGCATACTCTTCAGCCCTGCGCGGGTCAGGAATAAGCCCGTATTTTTTGCCGATGGCCGCCACCGCGGCATCGTGAGTTTTCTTTCCGGCAAGTCCATCGATGGAGCCGGCATAAAATCCACGGTCTTTCAGTACTTCCTGCGCTATTCTGATGACATCGCTCATGATCAGTTTCTTTTTTTTGGTTTTTCGCGGATGTCGCGCCCGGCAGCCAGAATCACTGCGCACAGGGCAAGTCCGACATAAATCATCATTTTGGCAGACTGCCCGATATTTTCACCAGGAGCCCAAGCGCAGCTATAAGGAGCAAGGTTTCGCTGAAGAAAAGCCCGATCAACCACTTCGTATTACTTTCGAGCTTGTCGAAAAGCTTTTCGATTGATACTTCGCCTTTCGTGAGCCGTTCCTCGACGGCGTTCAGTCGTTCGTCATGCCGGACAATATCTGTGCAACAATTCTCTGACATATGAAAGGTCTGATTTAGTGTACGTTTAATTGGTGTTTAACAATTTGTCTATACTCAGGGTTACCCGATCTTTCGTACCTCTATAGTCCCGAAAATATTTGTAACACCAAAACTCGCACCAACGCCAAGGCCGGATGACAATCGACTGACTGCTGTTCGATATTGCCACGCAAGAGTACCGCCATTCGTACCCACAAAATCGACGACAGCCTTGCCTTCCACCAAACACGTTGAACTGCCGTACGACCAATCGACCATCGAGTAACGATAAGCTGCTGTACCACCAGTAGGTGTTGTAACCAGACGCACAATACTTTCTAAGGTATAAAAAAAGGTATGGCTGAATTCTACCTCATATCTCCCTTTCGGGAGGGTTATCACATCTGATAAAAGGGAGCACCCTATCTCGTCAACAGTCTCTGCCGTGATCGGAAGCGTCCGCCAATCACCACTTGTTGCTGTTCCACCATCGGTACCACTTGCCGCAGTATGCTGATATTGAGCATAAAGATGTCTTGCATCACAAGCGTCATTAATCGCGGCCGCCATGCTTGCGGCACTCGGAGGCTGGTTCGTAATCTCGCCAGCAATCGCCTCCGCATCGCTGAGCGGCTTCAGCACAAGCACATCAGCATCATTTGCGGCATTCCTGACTATGACGGGATACGCATCGGACTTCGGGATGATCCGTAACCCGCCTCCGGCTTGCCGGGTAATTTTTGTTCCATCCGAAAACACAATCCCCTTGCCGTCGGCGGTGATCTCAAGGTCTGTGGTGCTTTGCGCCTCTTGCAGGTATTTTGTTCGCTGCAGCAGCCACCGGCCTGCAGTCCCGGATGATTGGTCGTACGGAATGATTACCATCAGCCCGTCTGCTGTGGCAAGGCTTGAGCCACTGAACCTGTAGCAGTAAAGCACGTTCGAAATTGACGCCCAGCAATAGGAGCCGTCAACTTTCATGCCCGTGACGTTGCGGTCTACTGCTGTGAGGCCTCCTCCCGTGAGGGATGTTTTAAAATTGAGATTTGCCATTTACAGTTTTTCCCTGAATTTGAGACTGACCAGTTTATAGTGTAATCCATGCGCCACTTGGGACGGCAATTCGTCGAGCCCGGCAAAAATGTTGCCGAGTTTACCGCTGTTACTCAGTTTCCATGCGCATGGAGTTTTCCCAAGCGGCCGCACTACTTTTTCTTCGAACTCCTTGTACGATGAATAGCCGTCAGGATCGGCCCCGTCGATGCCGCAATACATCACCACATGCCCCTCGGGGGTGCGCTGCACCGTGCCTGGCTTGTACCATGCCGAGCCATCGTGCAAGGCTATTTCTGTGCCGTTGTCGATGTACCCGCCTTTGTAGCTGCTGTGCCGGAAATCGCGATAGTTCAGCAATTCACCGGCAATAATAAGACCAACGCTTACGTAACTATGGTTCAGCGTCGTCAGGGTGATGTCGATCGTCCTTTTCCCTGATGAGCCCAACGGCTGGAACTCTACAAAGAAAAACCCGCTTTCACCGTCGTAATTTTCGTGTTCCTGCGTCCAGGCATCTGATTCAGCCGACTCGTCGACAAACGCGACAGCGGCTCCGGCTTCGTCCTGGCCGGCCGTTATTGTGGCCCCGGCTTCGTCCTGACCCCATTCATAGGTTTGTGCAATCATCGACGCAATCGACACATCGTCTGTGTTGGTCAGCACAATAGCAAGAGCCGTGGCTTTTCCCTGTTCGACAATGCGGATAGCGCAGGAGTTGCCTGTCGATCGGAATGGCTTGCGCGGGTGGCCGTTCTGAAGGTTTGTCAGAGGGTATTCCGCGTCGGCCGTGCCGCTTACAAGCGTGATCGATTCGATGGTATCGGAGTAGATTACTTTCATGCGATCACCCCCTCACCGATCAGCGTTGTTTTTTTCGACTGGAGGTCGTACTGAACGCTTCTCATCAGCATTTCGGCGCCAACTTCAACCGGGGTTCTCGATTCAATGAAGGACGCTTTCCTCCCGCACTGAAACACGCCATAACTCTCCGGAACGGTAAACTCGATCTGTTGCTTCGCCAGATAATCGGCGATTTTTTTCAGATACCTGTTATCTGTGGCATACAGGCCCTGCCCGGCCGAAACCTCCTGCCCAAACGTCGATTCTCCCACCGTATACACAAACCCAGTCCCGTCGCTTACGGTGTTTACCGGCACCATGTCGGTATAAACTGGCGTGCGGACAAAGCCGAACCGGCCGTAATCGATCGGTGTGCCGGTTTCGGCAACGTTGTCGACGAGGTGCAGCGTCATGCTTTCAGGGTCGATCCAGAAGAACAGCCCAAAGTAGGCTGCAACGCCGTCGGCTACGTCGAGCAGCAGCGAGTTTCCCGAAACGGTGCCGGTTACTACCGGCGGGCTCGCCATTGCATGAGTGCTGTCGAGCGTGAGCCCGAGCTCCGTGCAAAGCCGGGTAAAGAACCCTGTAACCAGGTTGGTTGTCGGCCCCCAGCTTGCAAGCGATGTTCCCCCGGGCATGACAAACTGAACGCTCCCGCTCCATGTGGCCCCGTCGGTTGATGTGCGAAGGTAGAGGTCGCCGTTCTGGTAGCTGCTGTGCCAGCTCGATTTATTTGCCGAGTACTGAACGCTGAGCTCTTCCCTAGCGCCGGGAATAGGAAGGTACGGGTTGCTGTAGAGGGTATACACAATTTCCTTCTCGCTCCATCTGGTGCGGACCAGTGTTCCACTGCAGAGCGTTTCGGCTGATGCTTCGTCCGAATCCGTCGCCGCGACCACCGCAAGCAGGGTTTTCGGCGGAGGAAAAACCGAAATGAGGCCCTCTGCGGGGTCGAACAGCGCCGGAGTGAAGCGGACTGTCGGCATGGATACCCTGAGGTACCCGCCGAAGTCGAAGTTCGACCGGACAATAATGGGATCGATTCGGCTCACCACGCCGTGCCACTGGTGTTCCAGCGGCCTGGTTTCGGTGCTGCACCGCACTGTTTCACCGTTGTAATTGATTGTAAGCAGCAGCATCAGTACACCGTCCTTGCTGTTCGGTTTCCGGTAACGGCTATTCTGCTTTCACGCCGGACGGCCTGCTCGTCGAGGTAGGCGTTGAATTCTCGGTCGCCGATCTGCACCTTTATGGTTGCGGGCATTACCACCTGCACCGATCCGGACCCGCTTCCAGGGACTTCTGGAAAAATGTACCCGTCCGATCCCGGAACAAAAAGCTCCGGCTGCCGGCGGTCGCCTACAATGTAGGGCTGACCGGATGTTACCGAACCGCCATAGGCACGGGCCTCGATGGGCGTGCCGGAATACACGTACTGGTTGAGCGATATCTGGTCGAAGGCGTTGTAAAGCTCTGATACTACAGGGGCAATGGTAGACGCGAGATTTTGGGCCTGCGAAACCAGAGCCGCCATGTCGGCGGAAGTCATGTCGCCGCTTATCATCCCCTGCACAATCGTTTTCATTGCCGGCTGCAGCTGCTCCATCACCACGTCGTTCACAAGTTGCGCCACGGCCATATTTTTCAGGCTCTGCACCAGCTGCTGTTCAAGCCCTTCTGCGAAGATCCTCGCAGCCTGGTCGCTGTTTGTTGCAAGAGCAATTGAGTTAAGCATCAGTTCTGCAACACTGTCAGCGTTGATGCCTGTAACCGTGCTGATCACGGAATCCCAATATGCGGCGGTAGCTTGAGACAAATCTCCGACTTGAGCTATGGTATACTCAAGAAGCACTTTTGCCGAATCGAGATCATTTATCAATCCCGGGCGCATAAACTCATTAATCGTTTTCCCTGCTTGGTCAAGTACGCTCAGCGCCTCCTGAAGCTTCTTGAGTCCCTTGGTGCCGCGATCCTCGAAGAGACGGCCTGACGTGCCGGATTTCATTCCGGGGTAACCGGGATCCGCATAGTTTTTCAATGCGTCATAATTGTACCTTGTTGCCCTTAGCAGTTTCAGCGATTCCGTGCCGCCGGACAACGCGGACTCAACCATATTATCATAGATCTGACCACGCAAATCATCTCTTTGCGCCCTCTTGCTA